CTGGAGGAAAATCTGCCCGACACAGTTCCACCTTCATCTGAGCGCAACTGGTTAAACTGACAATGGATACGGCCATTGTACTGATGATTAAGGATTGTATCAACAAAGGTCGTGTTAGCTTTGTTATACTCACGAACTTCCAAGATTTTACGAGCAATAGGATGATCATGTGATTTTAAAAAATGTTTTGTAAAGCTTGGCGCATCTGACTTAGCCGTTCTCTGGTAACTTAACCCCAGATTATCAAAAACCATAGCTAAACTTTTAGCGTTCCAAGGCTCCAGGTGTATATCTGAGTCATCTTTTATTTCTTTAAGAAGTTTCTTTTCCTTACCCTCAAGAAAAGTCTTGGTCTGTTCTGCCTTGTCAACGTCAACCTTTACACCACGCCTTCTCATCTCGAAGATCATGGGAAGAAGAGACAACTCAACGTCCAGTATTCTCTCGCAGTCATCCTCTATAAGTTTCTTGTGAAGAACGTGCCACAAACGCAAAGTCAACGAGGCGTCCATCTCTGCGTATTCTGCAACCCTTCCGGCTGGCAACTTCCACATCTCTGCCTTGGCATCAACACCGTGTTGGTGAGCCGCTCTTCTTAGTTCATCTTCAGCTTTCCGCTGACCAAGGTACGTGGCCCCTAGTGCATTAAGAGAATAACTAAACCTGTTCTCGTCCAGCAGGGGTGCAGCAATCATTGTATCGAGTATTGTTCCCTTGACCTCAATACCCTCTGTAAGTAGCCACCCTAAGTCATACTGTGCATTATGAAAAACCACGGACATGCCGTGGTTTAGTTGGTCTTGAAGCCATCTAAGCACAATATCTTTTGCCATATTACCCCCGCCCTCATGTGCGATTGGCAAATAAGCACTCCACTCAGAAGCGGCAACAGCAATTCCTATAAGGTTGCCGTCTTTCCTAGACCACCCTGGCCCCAAGTTTATTAGGTTTGGATCTCTTGTCTCAACGTCAATAGCAATAATTTTCTCCCCAGAAAGATCAGGAAGGTGCTCCGGCGGAAACCATACTTTGTCGTCAAAGAGATCTTCACGCATTCTTTTCTTCTGTTATTGCCGCCCATAGAGCCGTGTAAGCTGTAGCGTCCACCCCATCGTCAGGATTAAAGCTGCCTAGTTCGTTACGAACCAGTTTAAGGAAAACCATACACATAGCAACCTGCTCTGGTTTAACTTCTGTCTTTAAATACGTTGACCAGAGATCTGCTACCCTCTCGTGTAGTAATACATAATCACCATGCTGTTTAGCTCTTTCTCCACCAACAAGGCTTGCCGCCTTGTGTAATATCTCAGAAGGACTCATAAAGTGTAACTCCGGTTGGTTTGAGGCAGCATGATGTGCAAAGCCTTTTTGGTTCTTGTTACCGCAACATAGTATACCCGATGCTCTGTTGCAGGATTGTGTAAGTATTCTTTGTGTGCCGCATAGGATAAATCAGGCACCACTAATACATTATCAGCTTCTCCGCCTTTCATTGAATGAATTGTACTTATCTTTATTCTAGGGCTTTTGACATTGTCTTTTCTTTTCAAAGCATTAAGCACGTAGTTCTTTGTGTCAAGATCAATTTTATTTAACGCTCGATGCCACCTGATAGAACCGTCAACCAGTAGTCCCAGCTTGTCCTTTGCTTCGGACATGCTTATCAAGGCGTCAGAATCCAACCCCAACAGGGCGGAGGATCGCGGTCCATGGCCCCTTGAGTATCCTTCTCCAACCGCCATAAAAGTATAAATGTTTCTTAACTTATCTGGTGTGATCGCTACACCCTTGCACCAATCTTCCCAAGACTGAATAGCCTCATAAGTCTTAGCAGGAATGCTGGGGTGGCCGTTGCGACTGTACACCCAACCTTCTTCCCTGAGAGCATGAGCATACTGTGACGCAATACGATTAGTGCGAGCCATCAAGCACCACTCGCCTTCATGTAAAGGAACGTCCCAAATGTTTTGGTGATACTGAACGATGCCCTCTTCATCACGGGGGCGCCATATCTTGGGTGCTCGACCCACTATACGGTTGACAATGTTTTGAGCTTCTCGCCAAGTTGATTTAGGCACCCTGTACGACTGACTTAAAACAGTCTTCTTTTCTGTTGCGTTTAAAAATGCTTGAACGTCAGCCCCTTGAAAACCCATAATCGCTTGATCGTCATCTCCCGTGAAAACCTGTATGCGTGGCATCTGCCTTAAAACATCAATCATTGACCATTGTAGGGTTGACAGATCTTGTGCCTCATCGACAAACAAAGCTTCTATGCCAGGGGGCGCATCTGCCTTAATAAAGTTCTCGATCATGTCGGTGAAGTCAATCTTACTACGCACCCGCTTGTAGCACTCATAAGCGGCCACCAACCGCTTTAACTCTGAATAGTCAACAGAATAGTCTGCCAACTGCCTGTGCATCTCTGAAAGCGGAAGCCTCTTACTACGAGCCAAATGATACTGGCTCATGTAGAAGTCACCCTTTGATACACCCAACGTATCAAAATCAGTTTCTATGTTTGATTTCTTGTTGCCGAAAGGAATGCCTACAGCGTCTCCGACCTCCTTCAAATCATCCTTACCCATCACCTCGTTAGAGCTATAACCCCCAGACCTAAACGCCATAGAATGCAGCGTCTGGAAATAAGGTAAGTCCTTTTCGTCTATACCCCAATCACGACAAACTCTCTCACGGCTCTCTTGTGCAGCCTTACGGGTAAACGACACACAAGCAATTCGATCCGGCTCGATGCCTTGCTCAATGCATTCCCTGATCTTGTTGGAGTTGGTTTGGGTCTTGCCTGTTCCAGGTGGCCCAAGAATGGTTTCATGTTCTTCGGTCAAAACGGTGTGTCCTCCGGTGAGAATGTAACCTCCGGTAAGTCAACTTCGCCACGGTGCATCTCCGGCACAAACCACACCCGCACCGATTTCCAGCTATCGTTGTTATCTCTGAAGCGATAAGTCTTGTCGGACTCCGCTCCATTGTTCATTTCTTTTAGTCGCTCAGTGATCTGACCGCGTGTGTATAGCGTAAAATTATTGCGCTTCAGAAATTCCTGTAGGGAACTTAGCTTGAAGTACGTAACGCCGTCCTCTGTCCACGGCTTACCTGTCAGCAATTCCTCTGGGCTGTGTGCCTGTATACGAGAAGTGCAGAAAGTTTCTAATAGCTCTACAAACAAGCCCTTCTGGGTAAGTTCTTCTGGCACCGATATTCGTGTGGCATCACTCAACAAACCGTCAATCAAATCACGCCAATCAGCGTCCCGCATCTTGGCCGGCATCTTGTACATCTGTTCCATGCAAGCACGTTGAAACTCCACCTGCATCTGTAACTGCTTGGTGGACAGTTCGAGACGGGCGCCGTCAACGTCAATAAACCATACCGGGGGTTCCGACTCTACCACAGTAAGACCACCCACAGGCACATGAGAGTTAGCATCTCCCACGCCAAACTTCCTTGACCGGCATAGCGACTTGTTGCAGTGGCTGTGCAGTGGTTCTTGCTTGCACGTATAAAAGTATTCTTTCTTGTCCAACTGTTCCTGAATCAGAACAATCTCTCTCGCCGGAAGAGGTGGATTACAAAAGTCTTGGTTGTGCCGCTCCAATAAAACTTTCCAATCGCTTGGCGAAGCTTGCTTGTAGTACACGCCTATGTTTAGAAGTGTGTTGTTCCTACCGCCTTCTGGAATGCCAAACTCAGTCAGCTGCTGAAGACACGGTGGGCCGTTTGGTAAAATATCGTCGCTGTTGCCTAATGATATATTGGAGAGTTCCTCCGCTGAGATGCGTGACCCTTCCGCTAAATCAAGAAAGCCCTCTAAAGTTATGGAGGAGCCATCCTTCTTGAGCGCATACCGTGTTGTGTATTCTGCGTTCTGGTAGGGTAGGTTTATAAAGTTTCCAACATCACCACGCTCTGCCAGAAGTTCTTCTTGCTTTGGAAACACCTCGCAGTTGCCCCATCCAATAACAGCGGCAAACTCAGCAAGACGATCTCGAACTTCGGAAGCTGATACTTGTTCGGAGAGAAAAAGAAATAAGTGAGCCCCGCCAGACTTTGACCGGCAGAGTATTAACGGTAATTTAAAACGCTGTACCTTAGAAAATAAAAGTGGAAGATCAAGATTGTAATCGTCTATATCGAGCGCACCAAAAAGACATTTGTTCGTCTCGTTAATTGGTATTGACCCAACACCAATCTTCCCATCCAAATGATCTTGGATAAGGTCCACCGTCAACGGTTCACGGACAATTTCGTATTTTGCCTGTTGCTTGCCGTTTTTCTGGCGACTTGAAACCTCTGTCTGTCCATGGGCTCCTTGTGATCCGGTAAAAAGATCTAGAAACCTCTGCGCTAAATCACTCATAAAAAATAGGGTCCCGCACTACACGGGACCCCTGCACCTAGAATGGCACTTCGTCAGAAGATTGATCGGTAATAACTTCCGTATCCTGTACCGGCGGAGCAATGCTCAACTCCCCGCTAGAGATCGAACCGTGAAGTTCTTTACAATCGTTGTAGGCTTCCAACGAAGGAACCTGGCTCTCAAGAGAAATACTCCAAGACCCCCACGAACCTTTGTCGTTACCGTCCTCTACAGACTTCAAACGATAAGTGTTCGCAAACGATGGCAGTGTTGCACCGTTGTGCTTCTGCATCATCATCATAGACAACCAGAGACGCGACTTCTTCAACTGCGTCTTCTTCATATCCACAATCGCATTCTCAAGATTGCCGTCTTCGTGAACAATCTTAATGTAATGCTGGGCGGTTCGCACCAATTCGTTACCGTTGGTCAACAACTCCATGCCGGAGTCCTTGTCCCGCACGGCTGTTCGTACATCGTTTGAATCTGCCGAAACTTCTCCGACAAATCCACCCCCTTGGTTACGGGGTACAAACTCCAGTAACTTCATTTGAAAGAAAACCGGCAATACCACAACACCTTCATCCGCGTCCCATACCTTGTTGGTCACGGTGTTAAAAATGTCTCCTTGGCCGGCGCCCTCAATAAACGCAGCGTCACTCTTTTTCAACTGCGGCGACAACGCCTGAATAATCCTCAGAAAAGGTATCTGAAGGTCAGACGATTTTACTTCTTCAAATCCATAACCGACATCCGCTTCAAAAGCTTCTGCCAACTCAGCTGGTAATTTTCCGTTCTTAGCCATGATTCATTCTCCTTTTATCTTAGCTACTGTTCCAATGTGTGCGTTAAAAATTTCTAGGTCGATCTCGTCCTTGTTCTCAACTCGCTCACGTATAAGCTTCTTGAGAGTTTGAGGTTCAACCCAGGTTTTTGCCACGGTTTCAAAGCCTTGTTCTTCAAGATCTGCTTGCATAGACCTTGCACGATTATCTTCACTCACACCAAAACGAACACTGACATCATTCTTAATGAAGTCACCCGCCCCTATTTGTCGTAAGTGTTGAAGTGCAATGTCGCGTTGCATTGGATCTCGAGGCATTGTACCGCTAACAAAGGTTGTCAGGCTTACCTTGTTGCCCTCTACTTCAACCTTATCTAAACCCATCTCCTGCATCTTCGCCGGAATCAGGTCATACAAGTAACGCTCCCGCCTCCGCTTCGCGTCTTTCAGTACGTCCTCCGCAACCTTAACTTCCTTCTCAATTGACCCTACAGTTTTGATCAACCCAGAAAGCTCTTGGCCTGTTTCGGTTGTAACATCATTAAACGCTTCCGCATCAGCGGTTATCGTACTCCACAAGTCTTGATTACTCATCTACGTATCTCCTCGTCAGGGGTTAAGCTCTCTATGCCGCTACCGCGCAGACCAATTTTTACGGGATAATAGGACTTCTCCATCTTGTCCCACTTTAAAAGGTTGACACGCCCACGGTTTAATTCGGCAGCAATAGCAAAAGCCACACCAATGATCGCTGGATCACCCATAGCAAGTAACCAATCATCATCACTGAACCCACGAAGCTTCCGCCTGATTTGCGAAACCACTCGCGCCGGGTTGATGTGAATTTGATCGAAGGGACTTGTAAGGGCTTCGAGGTCACCCCACTGCGAAGCTGACGTTATGTTCGCACGGGTGTTCTCTTGTGTGACAAATACTCTACTGTTCATTTCTTTCTTCTTTCTCAATTCTAACAACACGATCCTAGAACATAAAATTTCGGTTTGCAATAGTAAATCATGGGATATATAATACCATGCATGACCGACTATAAATATAAGACCAAACCATATCAACATCAACACGATGTGCTGATGCTTTCTTGGGATAAAGAGAGTTGGGCCTACTTCATGGAAATGGGTACGGGCAAGTCTAAAGTGTGTATAGACAATGCCGCCATGCTTCGGGAGTGTGATGAGATTGACACTTTTATTGTTGTCGCTCCCAAAGGCGTTTATCGAAACTGGGCTAACCTTGAAATACCTGCACACATGCCGGATCGGATTCGGGAGGGCTCGCTAATGGCGATTTGGAGGCCCACGCCGCCACGAGCATTGAAGCAGGACTTGTTAAGCTTTATGGAGCCGTCAAAGAACTTTCGCATTTTGGTAATGAACATCGAAGCACTGTCCACGGTCAAAGGACAAAAGTTTTTGGTAGGCGTCCTCAAAGCGTCAAGGGCTCTTCTTGCGATTGACGAATCCACGGCAA